ACGCTAACCTGAGTGACGCTAACCTGAGGAACGCTGACCTGAGGAACGCTAACCTGAGGAACGCTGACCTGAGTGACGCTAACCTGTGGAACGCTAACCTGAGTGACGCTAACCTGAGGAACGCTGACCTGAGTGACGCTAACCTGAGGAACGCTGACCTGTGGAACGCTAACCTGAGGAACGCTAACCTGAGTGACGCTAACCTGTGGAACGCTAACCTGAGTGACGCTAACCTGAGTGACGCTAACCTGAGGAACGCTAACCTGAGTGACGCTAACCTGAGGAACGCTGACCTGTGGAACGCTAACCTGAGGAACGCTGGAAGCAACCTAAAGCACATCAAAACCATTAACCTTGAAACATACCCCATCACATATACCAGTGATGTTATGCAGATTGGGTGTGAAAGGCATGATATTGTTGCTTGGAAAAAGTTTAAAGATGATAAAATTTCACGCATGGATGGTCAAGCTTTGGAGTGGTGGAAGAAATGGAAAACGACTATTTTTAAAATCATTAAAATGTCTCCATGCGAACCAACAAAGCTTAATGCGAAATAGTTCGCACAAACGCCCACCTTCAAAAAAGCCTCACGCTATAACTTGAGGCCTGAGGAGCGACATATAAATTCTTCTTGGCTCTCGTCATCCCGACATAGAACACCCGCCTCTGGGCATCCCGATCATCTCCGCCTCGATCCCATTCCTGAGCTCCTGCCCTCGAAATGTCAGGAAAAAGGAACACATTGTCAGCCTCAGCCCCCTTAACCGAATGAATAGTGCCCACGATGAGCTGAGGAGGCTCGTGAGGGCCTATGACCTTCCCCGCCCTCATCATTGCCTTGGAAATGAACCGTATTGTCTCTGCTTTGCCCTTAGCGGCCCTCTCCTCCAAAAATTTAAGCATGTGAAGACCCCATGGATCAAAACCGAACCATGGCCCATCTTCTAAATACTGGTGGAGCTGATCAGTTGAAAGCATCTCATGAGCCTTCTCTGTTTTGGCAATAGCGGCCAGCGTAATCGCGGCCCCTCGTTTAAAGATGCCCGTTTTATTAACCAAGCCTGACCATGCATGAAGATTGGCCGCTGACCAATGGGCATACATCTTGTCATCGTCCAGCTGGAGGAATTGTGTAACCCTCTGAAGAGTTGATCCCTGCTTTCTCATGATCGGGTTCCAATCACCCCGCTTCAATTTATAGGGATTGTGGAACAAAATGCCCTGAGATCGCAACACGGCCACGGCTTCCTTTAACATATAGGAGCAGGAAGCTAACAGCATGCAGTCTTCCCCAAGCTCAAGCTTCTCAATAATTTTATCCACAATGGGCATTGGGTCTTTATAAGAGCCCTGTAAAAGGTTTTTAACTTCACCTTCCTGATGCTGTGGCTCGAAGTCCTTCTCCAAGCGATGGTAGCATTTTTTGATCCATGTGTTGGCAACAGCATGCACCGGAGCACCAAGCCTCCAAGACTTAGACAGGATGATCCTGTTTGCGTCAGGGATGTCTCTATCAATCATGTGACGGGCATCGGCCCCTGTAAATCTGTAGATGGCCTGATCGTCATCTCCAACAAAAACCACCCGCTCCATATTCTGAGCCCACTTCCTGACGCATTGAAACTGAGCCGCATTGAAGTCTTGTGCTTCATCAACAAACATAACATCAGGGTGTCCCGGGCAACTGTCAAAATTCTGAGCTCCAAGCGTAATCATGTCCCCATAGTCAATATAACCGCTCGCCCCCTTCCAATCTCCCCACCGTGTGGCAAAGTATCGAATTCTTTCTGGCCACATCTCTGGTAAAATTAAACGGCTTCTAAGTAGATTATAAGACTGTAATAAGCCATCCCCAGAACCACTATCGCTGACCCCTTCATCATCAAGGTCGTTTGTTTCGCCCGTGAGTGTTAAGCTTGGATTACTTTCGTTCCAATCCTTGATATGGGCTTCAGCTATTTTGGGGAGATCGAGGGCTCTATAACAAAGGGAGTGAAGTGTGCCGACATTGTCAGGCATCACTGGGACATCCCGTTGGACGATTTCAGTTGCCGCGGCCTTAGTGAAAGAGCAGACAACAACCTTGTTGCCACCATGCTTTTCAACAGCGCGTTCTATATTTTTGGTGAGGGTTGTTGTTTTCCCGGCCCCCGGTGGACCGTAAATATGAAATTCATTATCTGACATCCGCCAACCACTCATCGGTTATGGCTTGCAGTTCTTCTCTGAGGGTGAGGTCTTTATCAAGTTCGATAGGGGCGGTCCCTGCGGAGGTATCAGAATAATAAATGCCATTTGTGGATGTTGCCGTGCTACAATTACCCCGAGGATCGTGGGCCCAATCCTGTTGCTGAGCCCCTGCAAGGGCTCCCCCAAGTGTTCCAAGCCCTGTTCCACCAATACCTGTCATTTGCATCCTCTGTAAATCTGAATGTTGCCTCTGTAAATCCATAAGCTGTTGTTGCATTAGTCGCTCAACTGGGTCCTCAAATATTGCCATCAGCCAGTAAGCCTCTCATCTGTGAGAGCCCTAAGCTCTTCTCTGAGGTCTTTAAACTTGAGGGGATTGGAAGCAGGGTTTTTAGCCATATATGCATTCCATTCCCCTTCAATTTTCTTACACCCCAGAGCGTAAGCCCTGTTTTCTGCTCGTGTGGCAAAGGCCATTAGCTATCCTTGACTTCTTTTTTGAAGCTGGCTGTAACATTGGGAAGCCGCTCAAGAAGATCTTTATACATGCCATCCATTTTCTCAAGTTGCGTTTCAAGATTTTTCTCGACTTTTTTCTGATAATCAGCCTTAACTTCAGCGACTTCATCATTCTTTTTGGCGGTGAGATCAAGCTCCCAACTTTTACGGTCAACGGCATCAGCCTCTTTTTCCATTTTCCGCATGTGAGCAATGTCGTCCATGGCGTGTTTGTTTTTTTGCTCAGCACCTTCGAGATCAAGCTCAGCTTTCGACTTTTCTCTTTCAAGCCGCTCGACAGTATATTTTAAGGTCCCCTTTTCAGAGGTAAGGGAGTTGACATCAGAATTGAGGCGGACAACGTCATCTGTTGGGTTTTGGTTACCGATTGGACCACAATGGGTGCATTTAAGCCACCCCTTGCGCCTCTTTAATTTGCATTTACCGCATTTTGGGCAATTAGATATTTTAAATCTCCATCCGTCTGGGGCTTCGCCTTACCGCTTTCGTTTCCTCTTTCCCTTGGCTATGCCCTGTCGGGATATTGACCACGCAATGTACGAAAGAAGCGTATGCTTCGTCAAAACGAATGTTTTGTGAGTACTTTGCGTGTTATCTTCTACTCCTCTGGGAAATGCGTAAAGGGTATAGAAGGCAACTTTAAATTCTTATTCCGGGGCGTTGATCAATTTCAAATTAGCGTCAGGAACATCTGCCAATAAGTCTTCACGAAGTTGGTCCCGTTTTCTTTTCTTCTCAGCACTGCGAGCCGCATTCAAGAAGCCACCCTCATTACCCAGAAGTTCCTTGTGGGCCGTTTGATCAACCCGGGATACGACCCAGTCCATTTTTTGGTCACTGTCAAGGTCAGCGTCAACATCGACCTTGGTAACCTTTACAACGGTCATTTTATGACGGGTCGTGCTTGGCACAACAACAAGGTCATCAACCGCTATATCAGGGTCAAAGGTTTTGTGCTCTTTGCGGGTATTTCCAAGATCATCATCGTAACTAGTAAGGACACACCGAGGCTCGGGGTACAGTAGAAAAACTTTTCGGCTATCATGCATCAGTCGTCTCCTGTTAATGTGAAATAGTAGGCTACATAAAGTACAAGCTTGTGTCAATCATAAATTTCATTTATTTTTTTATGCCAGACATTCACGTTCACTCTCTTGCCTGCCTGATCATTAAAAGCCTTCTGTTTTGGTGTCCATCCGGCCCCTCTTAAAAACATGCCCAATTGCTTGGGGGTGAAGTTGGAGTTCTCATTGACTTTAATAAATCTGTGAACATCGTGAGAGAATATAAAAACAGTGCCCTCTTCTCTATAAGGTCTGGCTTCCATGCCCACATCAGGGGTGAATTTATCAGCCATCTCGCCTCTATTGGAAAGGTAACGCTGAACCAAACTGCTTCCATACCCACCTTCTGTGGCCTCCGCACCAAGGTCAACTTTCTCACAGATGCTGAGCATGGCCTGAGCGTTCTGATCCCATGTTGGGCCCCTCTCCATCCTCACAACCATATCAGTTGCCTGTGCCATGGCCTTCCTGAAGGTTCCTTGGGTCACCAGAAGATCAATTCCACCAGAGACAGCCCCTCTGTCAGTCACAATCTTATATATGGGAGCCGGATCAGCGATAAACTTAGAGATGCTCAAAAATTTAAAGCCATAAATTTCACTGAGGTTCTCCTTAATGTGGATTTTCTTTTCATCGGTATCCACAAGCTCAAGGCTTTCAGGGGAGAGATTATCTTTTGCATCGTCTCTTTCCCTCCCCCGTCTTGCCGCCAGAATTGTACGGGCATAATAATCAGCCCTTAATTTTTCTTCTTCCCCGCTTCTTTCACGGAAAACAACAAGCCCTCCCATGATCTCAAGGTTTGACCAGCGGGCCCCCATGAAATAATTGCACATGCTCAGGTCCCATTCAGACTGAGAAGAGAAGTCACCGCGCTCCTTATTCCAAACTTGGTAAGCCGCAGGCACGTTCTCCCAAAGCGTCAGCATTCTGTCAGCCGGAGGATCGGTAATATCTGCCATGTGAGGGGTGAGCTCGTCAATCAGCTCCTGAAGAACACCGTCTTCAACCTTTATATTAGGGCGGTCAGGTATGTTGTCAAAAATATCTTCCAAGACCTCCGCGGTCTCTTCAATGGTATCAGGTGAGCTTGGGAGATGTGAGCCAGTGATTGTTAGAAATCTGCCCCATTGATATATTTCAATATCCCCATGGCGTTTTCTGGCAAGCTCAAGGTCCCCAGTTACAAAAGCCCTGACACCAGTCCCCGAAGGGCTGATCTCGGTGTAGCTGTCGATCTTGGTAACGAGGGTCAAGGCCCAGTCCGACACAATCCCTGTGTCAGGATCATGACAATTATCAAAGTCGATCCCTGTATAAGGATCACTTTCCGCGAGAACAAAACCAATCCCTGCATAGTCAGCATTGTCTTCACAGGCCTTATAAGCCTCCTCAAACGTGCACCATGTAGAGGGCTCCGTTACAACTGCTTTCCCACCCGTCTTAGCATTGTAGGGAATTTTGCCAAACTTCTTTTTCCCGGGTATTTCCTTGATTTTCCAAGTCACCCATTGTGGAAGTTTGGCAAGTTCCTTAATTGCAGGCAAGTCGCGATCTGGTAAGGTTAACCATTCAGACACAACCGACACTCCAAAGTTAAATTAAGAGCGTTCCTCTGCGCCCGTATTGTCTGCATAGTCACCGTCAATGGGTATTGCTCCAAGTGCAGGGTTAATATCGTCCCTGTAAGACTTGATCCGAGCAGCTTCATGATCAGATAGTTTACCAATGCTTTCAAATGTAACTTTAGAATATTTAACGCCTGTAGCATTCTTATCTTCAGTCAGCTTCAGACGGGTTACAACAGTGTAATAAGGCACGTTATAGCTTGCCATACGGATAAAGTATTTACGGGCGTTTTTAAGGCTCGTGGGTGGGCAAACCAACATGATTGGAAGAAGACCGTTCTCAGTTAAGAAGAACATCCTGCGAGACTGTGAGCAAGCCTGACCTTCACCTTTTTCAGCAGAGCCAAATTTGGAGAGAGGACATTTAACACAGTCACCTCCGGGTTCACCTTCGCCTTCAATGCAATCCAAAGACTGACAATCAGGGGGCTGGCCGGGGTTGTCTTCAAAACTTTCTTTCCAATAGCTTCGGATGTCTTGAGAATAAATAATAATGCCATCCACATGCTTGACCATTTGGTCACCTTCCATCGTGTGGACAGTCCAATTTACACCGCCTCCAGATGGGATGCCTAATTTATCAAGATCGAAGATATTGAGGTCAGCCCCAACATTTTCTCTGATGACTTCTTGTAGAAGTGATTTGTCAGCGGTAATTGATACAAAATTACTGGCTGGACTTAGGGCAACTTCGGTCCCTGTTTCTGTTTCGCTCATGATTTTCTGGCTCCTATTGAATATATTTCATGAATGCTTAGAACATCCCTGACACCTTCTTGCAAGAGATTTTCTATGCTGTTGACAGGGGCTTCCATTGTTTCCTCAAGGTTCTTATAAAAACTTGAGAGTGATCGTGCATTAACAGCGGGTTTAACGTATTCACCCATCCCCGCTTTAATGAGTGCTTCCGACATATCTTCCGCAGTCACATCCGATTTCTTAGAAACAGCGATGCGCCTTTTGAGATGAATTGTCATGCCTTCAATTTTTGAACTACTGGAGCCCATCTGTTGAAAATGATAGAGGACCAACGGCTCTAAGTCAGCCATATCCCTCTTGTTCTTATCGACCTGAGCGGCCAATTCTTTTTTCTGGATGGCGAGCTGAGCATATTTCTTAACATGCTTGGCACTGCCTGTCCGTCTGGAGCCATCAGGCTCTGGTTTTTTAACTGCCATCGGCTTTTTCCTTAAAGGGTCGGCCCTCTTCAAGAGCCAGATAAAGTTCATCGGAGCTGACACCAATAACAGCGGTCAGCCTTTTCCGTATCATATGGCTTGGCTTGTTACGGCTGTGCTCCCAGTTCTTAACAGCGTTAAGGTGAACTCCAAGCTTATTCGCAAGGGTCAGTTGGGTCATAGCCTTCCGGCCTCTCCATTCCACAATGGGGTTAATCTTGTTCATTTTCGCCTCTCATTTCCAAGACGCTATTCACTGCTTTGCGTCTTTTCTTTAATGCCCTGTAAACAATGGGCTCGATTGTTTCCTCAGTCATAAACTGGGTAAAAGTTACTGGTCTCGTTTGGCCCGGTCTATGAAGGCGAGCACGAGATTGATCATAATCTCCCAACGAAAAGGTTGGTGAGAAATCAATAGCAAAAGCCGATCTGGTCAGGTCAATTCCTGTGCCACCAGACTTGACATTCACGGCCATAAAATCTATATTATCCGGCATCTCGGATGTTGGCGTAAGATCATGACAGCGACCCGTGATCTCTCCGGTTCTCCAACCGCAGGCCTTGGCCACTTCCAACATCTTATCAACCTCCCAAGTAAAATTGCAAAAGCAAATAACAGGATCGGTTTCAGGGACAAGTCCATCTAAAATATCTTTAAGGGCAACAAACTTGTGGTCGCACATCTCAATTAACTTATCTTCATCATCCATAATGTAGCCGGAAGCCATCTGCCTGCACCTGATCAATTTTGTCAGGGCATTGGCAACGGTGACTTCACCATTATCCACAAGGGCAAAGAAATTCTCCTCAAGGTCATTATAGCTCTCATATGACTTGTCATCCATTTTTAGGTATCTCGGCACCATTAGGAGCTCTGGGAGGTCCAGCACGTCTTCTTTTTTGACCCTGAAGGCTATTGATTGGAACTTGTCGTTCAGCTCCTCAGTATTCTTAATATCTACAATCCTGTTGACTGTCCGGCCACCCTTGTGGACATCAGCCCGTTCTTCTCTGTTATCTCTGATCGTGAGGGGCTCGAAGACGGCATAATGCTGTCTGAATATGTGAGCATTCGATCCAAATATTGCAGGCTCCAAGAAGCGATATTGGCCAAAGCAATCCAGCGGAGAGTGAGGCATCGGTGTGCCAGTCAAAGCCAACCTTTGTTTTGCCAATGGGGCCAACTGGTAAATGAAGTGAGCGAGCTTGCTTGCAGGGTCTTTGGCTCTGTGGCTCTCATCCACAATAACACAATCCCAGTCACGGGCTAAAATCCATGCCCCCATCTTTCCTCGCCAAGCGGCTTCATGATTTACAACAACCGCCCATGGTCTGCCTTTAGCGTCAGCAACTGAGGTTTTTAATTCAGCCTTCTTTAAATTTTTAACGGTGCTACCAAGGTCGAGAGTGACAACTTCCATCTTACCATCATAATGTCTATCAAATTCTCTGGGCCAAACGCCAACAACTGATTTCGGGCATAATATAAGGATGTTTTTATGTCTGCGGTTTTGGACAATATCAACGGCAACTTTTGATTTGCCAGTGCCCATATCCATGGCCAACATAACACCCGTTTGATTTCGGGCGAAGTGAAAGGCCTGAAGCTGGTGGTTCCAACAATCGGTCTTTCTTAAATTAGGTTGAGAGTGGTTATCCAAAATACGATTTATGCCATAAACTTCTTCTTCCACCCAGAGGGATGAAAGTTCTGTCAGAATTGAGTGTTTGAACCCTTTCCTACAAAGTTTTCGAGCCATCAAAGGCGTTGCCGGAAACTCCCAGTGCCTTGCGGCTTGGTTCCATTCTCCACAAGGGAGCGATGCCAGAAGCGGCTTCATGCCGAACTCTGTTTTAACTGTGATTTTGGTTCTTGTCCTGCCGATTATTGCTTTGATCATTTGGGTACACTATAGACTTTTTATGTACGTTGCAACATCTTTTTTATTGTATCTTGAAATTCGTCTACAGATTTAACAACAGCAGTCGGGCAACCCATGCTGTCAGCCATTTCTAGGAATGATTTTTGTTTTTGGGAAAGCGATCCGCCCGGAGCTTTTAGCTCAATACAGCCCCATGGACGGTCTGGTATCATGATAATAAAGTCCGACACTCCGGCCTTCACTCCCATCCTCTTAAACTTGACAGCCTCAGTCACACTTCTGTTGCCCCCATTGGGAACATGGAACCAATAAAACTTCATTTGCTTTGAGAGGATAAGAGCCATTTGATTGCAAGCAATCTGAAGGTCTTCTTCAGGATGTTTACGCTTGGCCATTCAGCAGTTCTTTTTGGCTAAATCGTTGTTGTCGGCAACTTTGTCGAGATCGTGCCTCACACCTTCAGGCCATGGGCCAAAACTTGTTAACCAAGCCTTAGTTTCATCTGAGAAGGTCTGGTCCCCGAACCACAAGCAATCTGTGGCTACATTGACCCGGATGCCGCTTGTCAGAAAACTACAGCCTGTCAATAACGTCAGCGTCAGTATCAGAATTATCTTTTTCGCGGTGTTCATCTGCGTCATCCTCAATGTCGTCTTGAGCGTCACGGACTTCTAGTTCACGTTCTCTGGCACCGTCCTCTCGCATATGGTTATCATGCTCAGTTTGTTGAGCCAGACCGAATATGGAGAGGACTTTATTGAGTATGCCAAGAAGAGCCTTCATAGAGTGGCTTTAACCCCACCAGCTTTGAAGCGGCCATATACAGCCATAATAGCACCAAAGCCTTGGATTAAAGCATCAACAGTGCTGTTAACCAAGTCAACATCGTCAGCACCGAAGGAAATACCAAGGGCGGGTAACAATGCAGGCAGTACGGACAGAATTAATCCGATGATTGTTTTGCTTTTTAAAAAGAATTTATCCATTTTTAATCTCCTAATATACCACCAAAGACACCATTCTTGTTGATTGTCAAGACTTGTTGGCGGTTGTTTTCTTCATGATAGCTTATATGAACCCACCCTGAGTGGGGCTCACCTGTGTAAAATTCGAGTATCAATTGGTCAAATTCAAGGAAGTCCCTGACCCATCTGGCAAGGTCGTCATTAGCCACACCAATGATTTCAATATCAGCGGCTTCGCCCTTAATATGCTGAGAGCTGTCCTTTGATCTCAGAGCCCGATTAAGCTCCTGACATCTGAAGCCTGAGCTTGGAGAAAAACGTCCAAAATGCTGTCTGATCGGGTCGAGGATTTCTGTAGAAAGCACCCTGAGACGCTCAACAGCTTCAGGGTCCGGGGTATTGTCGATCCCTAGCCTCAAAGCAGTGTTTGAAGCTGTCAATTCCCTGAGTGTAAAATATTTGGAGAGGCTGACGGTCATCTTGTTTTTTCCTCTAACCGCCCAAAGCGAGTTGGGTCGAAACCTTTATCCTCAAACCTTCCTCGCATGAAGTTGATGCCAGCTTCTCCTATGTAGGCCTCAGTATTCCATGCCCTCTCGGCAGAGGCTGTTGCTTGGGCAATCGTTGCCGCTATCCCTGAATATAATCCAGTGTGTTCAGCACTTTTTTGTTTGCCTTTTCTAAGAACCATTTTTTGGAATGTTTTGTTCAGTATGATATAATCACCAATAAATTTATTGGCAATGATAGGGCGTAGAGCATGTATAAGGTCAACCCCGGAGCCGGGGGCAAGGCCTTTTACCAGACCCTGTGCTTGGCTTGCCGCGATGAGCTGAACACCAGCGTCCGTTTTAGAGGTAAACAGCTCTGTCAATAATGAGGCATCGTTCAAGAGTTCCCGGTCTTGGTCGGTTAAGAATTTAGCGGCCCCAGTCGCATCTAATTCAGCAAGGAAGTCATTAAGCTTTTGTGGAATAATAGCAGTCACCCCATCAACCGTCTCAAACATATTCTCTTTAACATAGTCCATTATTCCAGCACGCATTTGCAAACCAAACCCTTTTTCAGGACCTTCTTTTTTGGCAATATCAAGGCCTATCTTAATGGCGGCAGTATTTTTATTTGTCACCAATTCACCGATGGCAATGCCCAGTTTGTTTTGGCGGAGAGCGAGTTCGTCAAGACCTAATAAATCCAAGCGTTCTTGGTTGCGGCCAATTTCCTTGAGAGCTCGTCTCTCTTTAGTGGTCATTATCATACGGAGAACTCGGCTGTCGGCTTTCTCTGCCGCATTAAGTTTTGACACAATTGTAGAAGGATCACCCAAAAGGTCACCAATAATTGCGTCTTGAAGGTCTCTGTAAGAATTAACACGAACAGCCTTCCCGCCCACTTTCTCACCAACACCAAGAGATTTCCTTATGGTTGTTAGCAGATCAAATGTAGCCGGATCAGCTAAATTAGAGAACATGGCTCCAAACTTGCTTGGGCTTTGAGTTTTCAGGGCTTCCACAACAACAATGGAGTTCCTTGTGGCCAACCGCTCCCTGTGGAGAGCACCAGCGGCAGAAAAGGCTTCGAGTTGTTCAGGGCTGGCATTAATAGGGTTGTCCAAAGACCTACTAACCCGAGCCTTCATTTCAGTGGCAAGGCGAGCAGTTTGGCTTCCAGCGGCCCCGTCCATCATTTCTCTATTGATGAGATCGCTTAATCTTTCATGGATTGATCTTAGAAATTCATCCGGCTGGCTTACTTTTTCTATACCATTTTCTAAAATAGTATTGACCCGCCCACCCTCAACGGGGTCAGCCTTATTCAAAGTGTCTATAATGCCCTGAAGAGTACCATCAATCTTATTACCAGACACCATTTTAGGGCTGGTGGCATCGGTGGCTGTATTCCCAACATCAGGGAAGTCACCTTCCAAAGCAGACACTAATTCAGGGTCTACCTCTGCGGCTTTCTTTTGCTTGGCAATTGTTTTAGTCAGGAAAGCGTCTGCAATACTATTAATGTCATCTTGCAATGCCCCAAAATCGTGCTCAGAGGGGCCGTAGCTTCGTGCATTGACATAAGCCGCGTCAACCTCGGTCCTGAGATGCATGTCGTACTCTACGATACGCCTCTGCATTCCTTCGGTGGCCTCATTAAAAGGGACCTTCCTCTGTTTCCCGCGGAAAGAGTTCTGAAAATCCTGAATGAGCCTCTTACTAGCGGCCTTGGCCGTATTAATAAGGTCTTTAACTTCGCTGGTGCTGGCTGTTACTAAAAAGTCTCCGCGCTTGATGACCTCATTAGCAATTGCCGCTTGGCTTTCTTGGAAGAACTTTTTAAGACTTCCTGAGAGAGCCCCTGCTTGTTTTTGTAAAATTTTGAAGATGGGGTTTCTGGTGAGAAGCGTAAAGGGGACTTGCTTCACATTCAGACGATCAGCCGCGGAAAGTATTTGCTCTGCATTTTCTCTCAATTTAGCAATTGATCCACCTTTGCCATAGTTTGCAATGCCTCGGATAAGAGGTTCTAAAGCCAGCTCACCAACAGCGGCAATCCCACCTTTACCAGCGGCAAGTTTTAAGGCCTCATCTAAATCTTTTGTGGAACGATCAGTAACTTGCTCGACACCTTCCTGAACCAATTCACCACCGAATGCCCCAAACGCAAGCTTGCCCAGCCGCCATAAAAGGCTGATGGTTTTCCCCTGTGGGCTATTAGCCAATACTTCTCCTGTAATAGAACCAAGCTCACCGCCCAAAAGGTCAACAAGCTCACCCATGAATTTGCCCCCGGTGGGGTTCTCTAAAAACTCCCCATCCACAACATCCCAAGCGGCACTTTTATTCCTGCGGAACATAAGCCTTTCTGTTCCGTCCATCTCTTTTGAAACAGCAATATCACCAGTTGGGAATTGGCGTTTAAAGTTGGTCATCTTATCTTGTAGCTTTTCAGCAATTGCGACATCGAAGCGGGCAGTAGCCCCTTTGTTTCTTTGTCCAAGAGTGCCGTCCCCTACATTGTCTTCAGGAGTTCGGACCAATCCTTCTCTCGCCAAAGGAGACATCATATCATTAGGCTGGGCCCCAAGCTGTGGAGGCCCTTGTTTAAAGTTGGCACTAACACTAAATCCTTGTCTGGCAAGTTCACCAATCAATTGCTGGTCTTCAGCATCAGCATTATCAATGCCGTCAAAATTAGCAACATTAATCAACTGCTGGATTTGGCTGTCCTGAGCTCTGAGGTTTTCTTTATTAAAAAGGAAACTGTCTGTCTCATCTTTGGTGGGTTCCCGGGTAAGGCTATCGGCATCCACGCCATCAATAACAGACGGTAATTGAACCCCAATTAAGTTGGGCTTCTTCTCAAACAAAAACTTGTCGAGTTCTTTTTCTTCTTCCTCTTCTTTAGTCTGCTGTAGCATTAGAGGCCTCCTGAAATATCGTCAAACCTGTCCATTTCAACCAGCAGATTATCAGCTTCGTCTCTGCTTAATCCAAGAGACATCAATTGTTTGATGCCTTTTGCAATCTTTTTCTTAGTTTCTATTGGAGCGGTTATTTTCTTGGATAAGAAATCGTCCATGGAACCATCTAAGCCCTCGAAAGAGTATTTAGGGTCTATGCCAGCATTAAGAGACGCGGCATGCCTGTTGAGCAATTGAAGCTCCAAGAACATCCGTAAAGCAACCTTGGCATCATCCTCAGACTTGTTGAAGGCCGCACTTAATATCTTCTCTGTCATTTGCTGTTCGCGGGTCGTGAACCTACCAGAGGTCTCCCCGGTGGCCTCTTCAATACTCTGAGCGACCTGTAAGCTCATCTGAGTGCGGATTTCTTTGGTTTTCTCTGCTGAGAGATTGCCCTCGAAGATAGCGTTCATCATATCACTGAACCCTTCTTGTGCATCAGCACCTAAGGCGGCACCAATAAAGGAACCGACACTATCTTTTAAAGCACCGCTGATGTCCAGAGCTCCGGGGTTATTCTGGACATTAATAAGACTGCGAGAAGTAGCGGCAATCTTAGGATTGGATTTCTCAATAACCTTCAGAGCCGCGTCAGTCCTTCCTGCTTTTTTTGTGCCCTGAGCTTTAAGCTCTGCCAACCGTGCAATCTTTGCCTCTCCCTCTGGGGTTCCTAGCAAGTCTTCGGTTGTTGTCCCAGTCGTCCGTGTAATGGTTGACGCTTTTTCAGCGGCCCCTTCCAAGGTCGCAATGTTATCCTGAGCCACTTTTATCGCGGCAGGGTCATTATTGGCTTCAGCTATTTTAAGTTGCCTGCGTGCTGTTTGGAGGTCTTTATTAATTTTACCAGCGGTGCTCGAAGGATCGTTGAATGTTTTAAACTGATCAGGGGTCATAAACCTGATACCGAAGGCCTCTAGCATTTGAGGATCGCGGCTCATTGAAAACATTTCTGACTTGGTAAACTGCATACCAGCCTCAGAAAGCTGTTGGTTAATACTGGCAACATCTGTCGCAAGGAAAATAGCATTCCCGTTGCCGTCCTTCCCATTCTTATTGGTCAAGCTGTCCACAATATCATCCGTTGTGGAGCTTGTGCCTTCAGTCTCATTGGCCTTGTTGCCAACATCAAACACAGTTGCAAACTTATCCTGTAACGTGCCTCTGTTAATGAAGTCAGTTTGTTTTTGAAAAGCCTCCACTGTGGCCTCGTCCCTTAGGAGGTCATAAATATCTTTTGGTTTGGCCCCGGAGGCCTGCATGCCTGAGATATGGTCTACTAAAACAGTATTAAACTCTTGGGCTTTTGCAAGGCCTGCATAGTTATCATTGCCGCTTGCCCCAAACCCTTTGTTGAATTCTATAGCCCTATCGACCATGGCATCCCCTAATTGAGGTCTCAGTTGGTTTATCACCAAATCAAAGCCTCTATTCCGCTGATCAGCAGGCAAACTAGCCACAAAGGCAGAGGCTTTGCCTATGGCACTAATGAACAACTTGCTCTCCTCCATCTTTAATTTTCTCTGCTCAATACGCTTCTCATGCATGGTATTAACAGGAGCTGGCTGACCGTTAAGCCCAGCGGCAACAGAAGAGAACAAAAACCCCAAAGCTTCAAACGGATTATCCTTGACGGTGCTGTCTATTTTTGAGATTTCAGCCTGCTCAACTTTTTGGGAAATGGCGTTTTGTTCATCAAGCTTGGACATTAATTGCTCAGAGCTCATGCCACCTTCTTCGCCACCAGCGGCAACCTCTGACAAGCCTTCAGGAAGACGGCCACTCTCTTGCAAAACCTGACCGATCTGGTCTTTTACAGAGGGCGGCCTTCCAGCACTTGCATTAATTATAGGCTCCTCTGCCATCCCAAGGTTGACCCCAGATGCCTCTGACGCACTCTCAATTAACTTCTTGGTCAATTCCCCGGTTTGAGGAGATGATGCAAGCTGGCCCAGAGGGTTTTCAGTCTCTGGGTCGATCTTACGTCTGTTTGTTTCTGCAAATCCGAGCATTACACTGCCTCCATTTTCAATCCCAGCATATCGTAATTAACAGCTTTGTAACCATCAATTTCCACAACAGCATCTGGGTATATCTTCTCAACTTCTTGAGCCATCACGCCTCTAAAGCGATCCTTAGCCCAAACTAAGGCCCAGACCTCCTGAACCAAGACCCGTTGCTAAACCACCAAGTCCGCCAAGAATAGAGCCAAGACCCATGCTATTGCTCGTTGTTGTGGTCGATCCAGCGGACCCTAATCTAAGGTTCTGGAAGTTACCAAGAGCTCCTGCGGTATTGGCATTAATTCCTGTTGCTAATCCCAACCCTAGAGCACCCGCTTGATTAACACCACCTAAAAATTGGCCTGTTAATGCAAGGCGGTTATTCGAGGCGGCATTCGCAAGCTGTTGTTGGAACTGGTTACCTCCTTGGATGAACTGTTGTTGGTTCGCACCAATTTGAGCTCCGGCAGAAACGCGACCAAGGTCGAGACCCGCACTTGCTCCAGCCGTTTGACCAACTTGTTGACCTTGCTGTAATCCAAATCCTTGTGACTGCCCAGTTAATTGGCCAAGGATTTGAGCGATTGTTAACGGGGTCTGAGCACGAGCTCCAAACTCAGCTCCTCTAATATCCCTTGTCAGTTGAGCTCCCTGCTCCACTCCAGCCGTCAAAGCGTTGCCTGCACGATCAAGCACAGGACTGTCACCGGGACGCAACCCTCTGCCGGGGGCTAGGTTGAGCCTTAAATCTTCAGCAAAGCGTTTCTGGAAGGTACTGATGTCAGAGAGACCGCTTTCAAGGGCGAGATCAGCCTGCTTGGTAATATTATCAAGGATGCCCTGCTGGCCTTCCTCACTGCCCAAACCTCGGATATTATTGAGGTTAATTTCTGCAATCTCGGCACGACCACCAGCGTTTGCATCAAACTCTTCTTTCTGAGTTTTAAGCATATCAAGAAGGATCGCATCTTGTTCTGACGGTGTTTGTGCTTTCCTAAGTGCCTCAAGTTGAAGTTGAAGCAACTCATCCTCAACAGGACGAAGATCAAGGGCTCTTTGAGCCTCACTTTCACTCAACTCTAATTGACGCTCTTGAATGCGCCTCATTTGTTCTGCATTTACCTCGTCTATTGCGAAGCCTCTTTCAGCCCTGTCTCCTGCGGCCCTTAATAGGTCCGATTGTTGTTCGAGAAGAGTACGGTCAAGGCCAGCTTGCTCTTTCAAGAATTCAAGTCGATCTCGCATCGCATTAGCTTGGACGAGGTCACCACTCGCCATGGCATCCGCGACAGCCTTATCACCTTTGGAAATCGCGTCTATCAAAGCAGGGTCCACAGCTCCTGATTTTGCCAGAGCATCAAAGAAGCTGGTTTGTTGGTCACCAAATTGTTGGGTTAAGCTGGAAGCCTGATTAGTTAAAGCCTCAAGGAAGGCTTTGTTTTGCGCCACTTGGCCTTCGCTCAAATCTTTCTGAGACCCAATGAAGCTTTCAAACATCTTTCTAGTGTATTCAGACTGTTGATTAATAGCGTCAAGCTGAGCTTGGCTAAGCTGGAGCTGTTTTGCCTGCAATTCCAACTCTGCCGCACTTGGAGGAGGAAGATTAATCTCAGTAGTTTCTGTTTTGCCACCGCCCATTATTTTAACCTCTTCACTAACATATTACCTGAAGCACAGACTTGTGCTCCCCGGCTCTTTAATATTTTTTTCAACTGCTTATTTGAAAAAGGGACAATTCCCATCATAAGTTGCGACCCATAAAGTTTTAGAGTGGCCATGGCCCCAATAATCAATCTCACACTAATACGAGCCTTATCTATGTGGCCCAGTGCCGGATTAACAGCCAAGAATTCAATGCGGCCAACAGGCTTCCCTAAGAGGACTTCCACACAGCCTAAAATCTTACCGTCCATCCGAGCGACAAGCCAGTGGCCATTAAGGTCGGCCCAGTCTAAAAAGTCTAACCCCGCGAAATCCATTTCGACACAAAGTTGTTTGACAAGGTGGCCCTCTGAGTTTTGGGCAACATCTACAGTTATGTCGGGTCTAGCCATTCCATGCATCCTTAAACCAAGTTATAGTTCCGGCAACAAAGCCTGAAACCAGTATCATTGTTATATATCCACCATGGACTTTATCCTTGGTGCTCTCTAAATCATCAACGCGGCCTGCTACCCCATCGTGGTCAACCTGTGTCGCACAAGCCCCAATCGACCCTTGTATTTTGTCAAGTTTCTTGTAAAGCATCGTGCGGTCTGTTTTGTCTTCAAGGGTCTTGGCGGCTTGTTGGGTTGTTAACATCTCAACACCAGCCTCCAGCTTGCCGATTGTTCTATTTATTTTGTCAAGCTCACTCATCTTTACAGACCCTTTCGATTTCCAACTTTATCTTAAATACAGCCGTCTCTTTTTTAACCACATCCTCACGCAAAAACTCATCGTCAGGGTTTTCTTGCGCCCTGTGATTTGCCTTATCTGTTGCTTTTTTCATGCTTTAGAGTTCTCCAAAAATGCTTGAACCTCAGCAGGGGTTTTATCGGCAGACAAAATCACTTCTCTATGCCATCTACTATCTGTAACATCTATAACAGCAGGGACAGCAGGGATACCCTCTTTGACCAGTTTTTTAAACTCTTTGGTGGTCGCCTTAACGGCCTCCTGAACAATGTTTCCATCCACATCTTTTATGGCAGGGATGGCATCAACAGGGATTTTAACGATTTCATATTCTGCCTCAATAGCGGGGATTTCCGCTTTTGGTGTTATGCTATCGTCATAAGTTTCCATAGCATATCGAATATCAATATTGCCATTTCTTCTGACGGTTGTTTGGTCTATTACTTTTCTTTCTTTTAGGGCCATTATATTATCCTTTAAATTAAACGCTATACATCATATCAATAACAAAGGTGGTATTACCACCACTCATAAGCTCTGCAACTTGGACTGTGCTAATTTGACCACCGTTCACCATACCAATTATATTTCCAACAGCTCCACTACCTGAGACTCTAGCTACACAATAAAGGTCGGTATTACTAACATAAGCAATTCTAGCCGTTCCATGATAATCCGCACCTGAACCTGTGGCTGTAAAGGGAAGGGAGAAAAAAGCGTCACCTGCCCAACTTCCAACATTAGTAAGGTCAACCCGTAAGTAAATATGAACCATATTCCCTACTTTGGTATAGTTTCCACTTTCGGTATATGCCACAGTCCCTGCTGTTCCTGTTGAACCAGAAAAAACTACTGTAAAAGTCCCCTCCTCATAATCATCAAAGAGGTTTGCGGCGGCGGCTGTGCCGAAGTATGCTCCTGCGGCTGAGAAGTCTCCTATTCCCGCAAAGGTGGCACTTGAAGCATTAAGAATTAATTGGTCTACCCATGATATACTAGCTTCTGCCGAACCCGTTACCGCAGTTGAGAACGTGTGTATATCAGACCCCATTTCATACTTAGTGGCAAGCCCTGTATCTCTGCGCTTCCAAGCCCCATCAAAGAAAGCGTTTTGTAGGAAATATGTAATCCCACTACCAGAAGCGGCGGCTGTGGACATTAAGCCACCATTACCACCCCATTGAAGGGCATCATAGGTACTAGACCAAGCTTCCAAGGCGGCAGAGCCTACAGAAGTGTTTTCGAGTAGGCTGTCTCCCGTTGCTGTAACCGTGGTAGCAGATACAGCCGCAGGGGTGTTAGCTCCTAGAATACCGTCAATATTGGCGCAATTAATGCCCTCATCAACCTGAACATTACCAGCATCGATCCAGACAGCGTAATTGGTGCCTCCCTCGCTTGGGGGCCCTTTAATATAGACAGTGGTAGCAGTCGTCACAGTGCCAGTCGCAGTGATATTTGGTTCATCAATATAAACCGAGGAGACCAAGGCCGTTGTCCCTGCCGGGACGGTAATTGCATTCGTGGAGAGGACAGCCAAACGATGGACGTTCTCATTAGCATCAGCGGTAAAAGCTTTGGGATTAAGCGTCCAGAAGCCTGTGTCAGCAACTCCCTGCCAGCCGATAGTAATGGCATCCACACCCTCAACTTTGACATGGATTATGTCGTCAGTGTCAGAGGTGATTGAAGTATCACCGTCAGCATCAAGAATAAGTTCTTGGCCGTTGAAATCTTTTGCCTTCGTTGCAGGCCATCCCAAGTCTTGTCCGTTATTGGTGATCTGCGTAAAGGATGCATTCAGATCAGCCGCGGTAAGCACTTCTCCGGCAGAAAAGGTTTTATAAGGGGTTACAGCCATATTAGTTCTCCGTACTTTCTGCACCTACAGTGATGAAGCCGCCAAGGCCATGGACTTCTACGTCCTCATTAACAACACCGTTTGTAATTTCATATTGGATGGCTCTAAATTCTCCGCCCTCTTCACCGAGAGCAGAAAATACCTCAGAAAAAGCCGCCCCTCCTAATTGAGAGGTCCCTAAAGTAAATTGGTTTAGACTGACGGTTCCTAAAACGTCACTCACTCCTCCTTGACTGATATTAACACTTTGCTGAGCGTTTGTATCGCGGGTCCAGCCATAAACAACAGCACCATCGTTTTTAACCGCAAGAGAAATTCCTCCTCCAGTCAAGGTCTTCATTTTATCAGCACTGCCATAATTCATAAAAGGAGTTGCCACCGCATAGTTGAGGGCCGTTACACCATCTAAACTTCTGTTCGCCCTGTCCCATTTTCTGACAAAGCCGTCTGCATGGCCACCCATGACAGTTTTTCTGTCTGCTTCATCAGGGTCGATCACATTTGCGATACACCGAACATCATCGTAAGCCAACCACTTCGACCATCTTGGCCCAGCACCTTCACCATCCATGAAACGATAATCCATCATGAGCACAACATTATTTTCAGCCGCTCCATCCGTTGGCAACGCAAAGAGGACATAGCCATTAATATCATCGTTTAAGGCCTGAGCTTTTCTCAGTTGGTTGAAGGTCAAAGTGCTGTTGAGATAACCCCTATTGATAGCTAAACTCAGAGAATTTTCCCTGAAGTCACCAAATTGTTGGGTCACTGATAAAGAGCGGATTGTTCCATCTGACCACATAAACAAAACATCGTCCTTGAAGGGAATGGCCGTGCGTTGATTTACAGCCCCAATGGTATTGATAAACGTCTCTCTGGCCCAAGTGGCGGCTGAAACGCCTGTCATGATGTGAATAGAGCCCTTGTATGGGCCCTTAAAGACGAACAAGACGTTTTTATGTGAAATGATAGCCGTAATTGCGTCACCATCATCTGGGTCGATCTTAATCGAGCCTGAGCCTGCCCCACTCCAATCCTCTGGATCAAACGGGGCTGAATAATAAAGAGTGGACGGGGAGCCTTTAACTCCTGCGGCAAAAACATGGTTTTTATGAGTGGTGCAAAACCCAAAGTTTGGAGGTGAGCCAGCTAAGTTCTGAGCAGTTGACCCATCATATGACATTGGGACATCAGCAGAAGCATCGTTTGAGATGATAAGAATATCATCAAAGATTTCGAAATCAGGGATTGCGTCTGCTTGTTTCCCTGTAAAAATATCGGCAAAGCTTCCATCAGCGTCATCCTTTTTAAAGGTGGTCCCCACAGAGATCACTCTATGCTGGGTTGGCGTTCCAGAAATTCCCTGTATCCAATAATCAATCAGGCCGACAACAGCGGCTCCGCTCTCAAGTTCAGAAGAGTTTACTTTAATTGTCCCGGGGATTTTTCTTGGGCCCCCGTCAAGTTCAAAGCGACAATTCTCAGCCTTATTCAAAAACGGCATCATGACATGGCCGAGCTCAGTCGGACCCCCATCGAAATTAGGACCGAAGTCAGTTGCCCAACCTCCACCAAACAGGTGTTTTACATATGTCCTGTTAGATGCCATTAACGATTTCCTCTGTCAGTTATACTGTCAAATCTTTCAACACTGCTAAATCTGCGACCCGTCCGGCTGTAAGGCCGTCTTGCTTTGCTGGCATAAACTGATCTGATTGGCTGTATCTTGGGCCTTGGTGCCCCATATTCCTGATCAGCAGTTGCCCGAAGCATCATGTCAACATAATCACCCTGAGCTGATTGAGCTCTGGCCATGTCGTCTTTCTTGTCACGATACCAAATATAAAGCGCATAAGAGGTCAGCGCATTTCTGTATCGATACGGAACAATTGGCTCATCGGTGTCAGCCACCATTGAAACCTGTCTGGTTCCATCAGCCGCAACAGATAATTTGTCCGTTATAAAAGAATAGGGAAGCAAATACTCAGTGTCAGGAGCCATGTTGAATTGGACTTTTCTGACAGGGGTGGTACTGCCGACAAAAGGTTTATCCATAATAGTCGCAATGTCTGGCCGTCCTGTAACTTTATTTGCTGGGAAACGTCTCCTGAAATCTGTCCGGGAAATTATTAAAACATTTCTAAGAGGATCAAATGAGCGGACATCCACAAATCGTAGGAAGTCAGCACTCAGGGCATACTCGTCCTCAAAATATAAATAAGAACCATCGCTCGCAATTGTTTCCCCAATATAGGGGGTTGTCAGCGTCAAGGATGTATCTGAAGCAACCGCGTCAATCGTGTAAACCTCGTCAGTCCCGTTGATAACGATCTTGCCGCCTGCGACAATATTTTTAACACTGAATGCATCATTGGTATCCCAAGTGGTGGTCGTGCCTGTGAGAGTGGTTGAACCCTTGGTGATTGCAACAGTCCCGGTGGTATATTTGGCCTTGGTCCGCAAAGTTGCAGTTTCCTCGGCCCATGGGAATTTATACTCAGTACCGATATGCATATCAAGGAGAGCGAGATTGACATATCTTTTGGCCTGATTGTCAGTCGCAGTGACACCAGTTTGCTCTCTTATCCGATTGACCAAATCCGTGTATATGTCAGAAAAGTCTTTAGGTGCTATTGCTGGGTTAGTTGACATTCTAAATCCTTTCTATCTGCCGTTTGCATCTTCATTAACTAAAAAATATTGTAGTTCGACCTCAACCTGTGATGCGGCAGAAGACCAAACCCTGAACCATACATCGGTCAATGGTTTTATCTTTAAAAATGTTTTATAGCTCTTTTCCACTGTGCCTGTTGCTCCGCCCTCTGACCATAAAACCCGCCTTGGTGCAAAGGGTGTTGTAATATCTAATAAATCTTCGCGCTCGTATAAAGCAATATCCAAAACCTTATTTGTGGCAACACTAGGGATAACCTCAAGCCTTGTAATATAAGCCACCTTACCTAATGGTACGGAAAAGAAACCATTCCCAGCCTCCCCAGAGCCGTATTGGACACTGGTATCAACATTACCCTCTTGCCCCTTCATAATAGAAAGCACTGCCCCTGCACCCGTAACTCTACAAGTTATGTTACCTTTATGAGAGCCGCCATAAGTGCCGCAAGTTTCACTGTGGACTTTGTTAATTCGGATATATGTCAAAGCACTTTCGACAGCCGCAGTACCATTGGTGACAATAACCTCAGATTGGTCCTCACCAGTAGCAGATAGACCATGGACTTCAACGCTCTGAACCCCGGTTGAGTTATAACCCACGTTTAACTCCTACCTAATTTTTTCACCAATACGTTGTTGTAAAAAGTAGGACCAATCCAGCCACTATAGTTGTTGACGGACCTCGGTAATGTCACAACCCCTCTGGGAGTTGTTCCGCCAAGGACGGCATAACAGCCCTTAGCGAAGTGAAGAACATCATCGTTGGCCGTTTGGGCTCCAAGAGTTAAGACAAGGTTCTCAGGGATAGCCTGAGCGGTGTTTGTGTCATAAAGCAACATGGTTTCATCGCTGTTACCAGTATCAAGCATAGCGGCTGAAATTCCATCACCTCTGCCGACAAAAATATGTCTGCTTTTGGTAACGTCCACAGATTGCTCGTAACGAGCTGGCCTGAAGAGTTGGGCATCGTCCATAACGAGACTGTCCACCAAGATCGTCCCGGTGGTCGTTGCCAAATGATTGGTCACTCCCAATTCACCGCTTGTAACGGCTAATTGGTCAAGACTGCCAATTGTAGCACTCACTGCTGGATTGGTTGCATCACCAAGCTGAGAAACATATAAGGATATAGCTCCATCATCTTCCGCATCATCATCAACGACAACTTTAAGTTCAAGAATATGCCAAACGCCCCGCTCTAATGCTTCTGTAGAAAAGACTGTCGGAGCGAGTTCACCAACGCCAAGATTAATAACCCCGGTGGAAGCTACAATCTTGAAACCTAAGCAGACTTCCACAGTTGCTGTGGCCTTCAGCTCAAATAAATGAACAGTATCATCGGCTGTTGCGGCAAAATCCTCAGAGAAGTTTACTGCGATCCTGAACCAAGCAGTGCCAGCCAAGGGAATGTTCATCGCACCCGCCACTAGAATAGCGTCTGCTGTCCCGCCTGCGAGCTTCCATCGTGCTGAATAAGCCCCATTAAGAGGGACATGATCTTTGTCAGTGCTTCTGGCAAGCTCCGTAAAATGAGGAAAATCGAGCTGACTTTCTGTGTCAGTGTCAGTCTCGCTATCCCATTCTGCGGCAGTTCCTTGCTCAAAGTTGCTTTCAAAAATATAAGGGAAAGCCATATGAGTGTCCTTTATTCTAAGTTATTTTCCTGAATAAGACGAACAGCATCAGCCTTGTTTTTTGGCCGAAACCCTGTCGCATTATTAATGCTAACACAGAGAGCTGGCCAACCTTGCGACATGGAGAAGGGCCCTTTCGTAGCCCAGACAAAGTCAGTAGGAACATCAGCAGAAGTATCTTCGTCAGATGCGTCCGCAATAGACTTCTCGGAAAGAGCAATCTGTTGCTTGATCATTTGACGTTGATCCGGCTCCAAGAGAGCCATTTTCTGATAAATTTCAGGCAATTCAGCTTTGATGATGAGCATCTCGTGATCTGTAAAGACCACGCTCTTCGCACCACCATAGAATTTTTTGCCTTCAATTTGGGTATTATCCATATTCAGCTCTTTAGCACCACCTTTGGGGCGGTACATTTCAAGATTAGCCAAATTCCGGGAAGCACCGTTCATACCATTATCAAACTCGTGGTCGCTTGCGCCTAAACGTAAACGTAAGTTTTTCCACAATTGTTGTTTAATGGCTGTACGATCCTGCCAGCCCAAATGTTTATCTACTGCCCCATGAGGATTTTTACGCATTTCCTCCTGAGTACACATTCCCCCGTCAACGATGTCACCTCTCAGGTCTTTTTCAAGCTGAATAGCGTCATCCATTTGCTCGGCCTTAAAGGCCTTGGGGGTTTGGTCTTCTAGCGACTGTTCCAAAGTGCGCTTCTGCTTTTTTTGAGCAGACACATCAATTTGCTTTCTGGCCGCTTCACTTCCTAGTCTGTTACCAATGGACTTAATATCCCCAACAATCTCTTTCGCTTGGTGAGGCCGCAAGAGAGAAGGTATTGCTCTCTTTTTTTGTGGTGCTACGGTTTGGTCTATTAGATCAAGGTTGGTCACGTTTTTCTCCTGTTTAAGTTATAGCAACGACTAATATGCCGCCATCTGTTCCGCCAACACCCATCTGGTAATTTTCACCAATTTCCGCTTCTCCGGCTCCGTAACCGTCAAGCATCTTGGTAACACCATCTGAGCAGATACCATAAACGCACTGAACGCCACCAGCAATTGTTGCCGCTGTTCCGTTAATGCCAATAGTAATCGTGCCAGCAGTTGTGAGTAGTCTTATGCGACTGATAACAAGTGTATCGGTTGCCGCACCAGTGACAACAGCCGCGGCCCAAGTTCCAACTGAAAGAAGAATTAACTCATCTTCCACAAGGCTATTGAGAGTAGCTGTCATGTTAATTGCTTCGCCCTGAGCACCATCAGATAAATAAGTATTATCGTGAAGGTAAACATTGCTTGCCGCCCCAAGAGCTTCAATGCCCTTCGTGGCGATATTAACAACTGGTGTTATCATATCAAATTTGCAGTGATGGATGTGTAATCCGTCAGCCGCGGCAGAAAAGTCAACAGCAGTGTCAGCAGTCACAGGAATAATAGTGAAACCTGCAATTTCGACATTAGCCGCTGTTACATTAATGGTTTGATCACCTGTCACAGCCGCAATCGTTGTGGCTTGGCTCAAGGGGTTACCACCGCTGACAGCATCCAAAGCAAGAAGCTTCACACCAGCCTTAGACAGTGCAAGCGATGCTGATGGCGTGTGAGTACCGGGAAGACACATGATGACCTCTCCTGCACTCGCTGTGGCGTTTGTAATAGCCTGATTAATTGTAGCCAAAGCTCTTTCAGGGCTCAGACCGTCATTTCCGTCACTGGCAGAATAAGTCTGCCCGTTCAGGGAGTACCCGCCTGCACCCGGAGCCACCCAATGGATACGACCCATTAGGGATGGCATAATTGATGCATTAGTACCGTATTGTGTTAAAAGTGACATTTATATGCCCTCCGACTTAACATTAAATTTCCCACCACGTTTGCCACCGGGATCGCGGCTGTTAGATTGTGCCTTTCCGGGCAAACCTCCAGCGGGTCCGGGTCTTTCTGCAAATGTAGTAGACGAAGTAGATTGAACGCCAGTTGGAGCGGGCTTGTGACCCCCTCCAGCTAAGACTTTTCGGTCCTTTATTTCAGTGAAATTTGGGTTGCTCATTTCTTCGCATCCTTCTTCCCCGCAGGAGCTTTTTTAGCAGGGGGCTTTTTAGCCTTAGGCTCAGCGATTGAAATTTTAAGATTTCCTATATGCTGATGAAGATCAATCACCACAGCATCAAACTTGTCTGACACTGTTTTGGCGTGTTTTTCATCGGCTGTGATAGTGACCGTTTTGATGATTTTTACTGTTGACATATCCGATCCTTTTTTAAAGGTGGGGGGCACAAGGCCCCCAACCGATTAACTGACCTGATTACCAAGGATAAATCTCCAATCAATCCACGCATTGGAGTAACGCATGTACGCTCTCCATTTCGCGATGAGAGTGTCAAAATCTTCTTGGAAAGCAAATTCAAGAGGAACACGATCAATCCAGAACAACATGTCATCTTGCTGGGCACTATCCATCATGAACCAGTTATTGGTGTCAGTCAGGTAGTTCCATTCAATGATTTTATATTGTCCTTCATGGACGTTTCTGTTGTTGTTCGCTGTGTCTACTTTACCCATGCTGGATACAATCTCGAAGGCAACTTCATAAAGAGAGTTGGGGATCAAGAGAGTATCAGGCATCACAGACATGTTGTTGCCCCGGTCATCCTTAAAGCCAACCATTTGGATACGGTTAGCCGCAACAGCAGTCGCTGTCAGGGAAGATGTGGCCATGTTGTCAAAGCCTGCTGACGTATCAGCATCAGCCGCGTTACTTCCATGAGAGTTGGAGCAAAGTGCTACGCCCTCTGATTGGTTGTAAAACACGCTGTCCACAGAGAAGGCATTGTTGAAGATACGAGCTCCATCTTTTTGCCTTGTTCTTTGAGCCGCTTTACCGAGACCTGAAGGTCTGCGATCCATGATGTTGTACTGGTCATCGTCAAATAACTTACGAGTGACCTGAAAGCCGGACGCAAACTCAATGGGAGTAGAGGTTGTATCGTAGCCTTGGACAGGACTATCATAAGTCACAGAGCCAGAGAACTGTTCAAAATCAGCAAAAGCACCGACTTCACTCCATGTCATATTGTTCCGGCCATTAGTTGGAACGAAATTATATAACGTAGGAAGCATGTCGGGAAGTTGCTTGTATTTGTCGTCAAAGATTGCCTGAAAACGAGGATCAAGTAAATCTCCAAATGCGCCTGATATAGCTGGTGCACTCATGGTCTTTCTCCTCTATTTAAGGTTTGCCAGAGAACATGTGATCACCAGAGATAACTTCAACAAAACTTCTTGTTGTACCTTCTCCGGCCTCATCGTTCAATAGGCCAAGTATGTTTACGGGAATGAGCTCAGCGGCACTTGCATTTACAGCTACCGATAAATCAACTTGATCTAGGGCAGTTGTAAGCGTTAATGCTACTGTAAATAGTGCGAAGTTAGCTCGCAAAAATTCGTCACCGACTGCGGTGTCTCGTGGGAATGCCACTGTAACTGTTCCAGCAGTTGAACTTACTGAGGTGATCTTACGGACAATACCCGCATTCGCACCAGAGTAACCCCAGACAGTGCCCTCATCAAAAGTGGGTGAGGACCATTCTGCGGCAGTTGTAATAGCAAGACCAGCGGTATCCGCTGTGGTGATTGTTTGTTTAGAAAGAGCTACGTTGTTGGAAGCACTTCCAGAGAGTTTGAGGCGATAAATCGCATCTGCGTTTGTAATAACACTTACCTGAGTTTCAGGATCAGAGCCATCTGCGTTTTGTGCGGTTCCGTATGTTCCGGCATCAAGACATACTCCCACCATGTCAGCGCAACTTGTTGCGGTTGACTGGGCTAAACCATTGCTTCCAGCGGCTGGTTTTAACAGCGCGATGTTGGCAATCGTTGTAGCCCCAATGGGATACTTGACGATTTTTGGAGCATTACCGCTTTGTATTTGAGCGAGTTTCATGACTTTTACGTCTCCAATTAATATTGTCCTTCAGGCATAAATACTCCGCACATTATGTTCGTAGATTTACACCCATCACATTCACCGATTGCACCACCTCCTAATGGGGGTCTGGTTACCAGATGATAACCGTATGTTTTCGGGTTGAACTTCGGTCCACATTGATGGCATAAGACAATTGTTTTTTTGAGTTCCGCTAAATCCGTTACCCAGCTACCCGCTGAGCTTAAACGCTTTTTGTGGTTCTCAAGAGCATGGAGACTACCAACATCACTTTCCCAATAAGAGTTTGACTTAATGACTTTCATGTTATCGTCCCGCTGACCTCTTACTCAGTTCTTTGTCCTCGAATTTTAATTCGGCCTTGACTGCATCCCAGTCTTTATACATCCCATTCTCAATCTGCTTACCGTAGTGAGCTTTTTGTCTGGATGTTAAACCTTTTGGCATCCCGGAGGTTTCCTCCTCTGATCCGCCATCTCCGCCACCTACATCTTGGTGAGTGTCTCTATCATGCTCACCTTTGTTTGCGGCTTCTAAAACGCTTATAGAACCAAGAGCTGTTTCTAAGGCCAGAAGCGTGGTCTTATCGTCTGAGGGATACCCTCTGGAAACAAGATCATTGAACTTCTCTTTTACTCTTTGTCTTTCTGCCGTCCCTTCAATATTTACATTAGGCCTTGCGGCTGTGTAACGATTGATGTCAGCTTTCGTCTGTTCTTTCTGAACCTTAACATTTATTTGATTATCGACTTTATTGTCGATCATCCGTTCAGTCTGGTTATCAAAAATTTGGTTCGCTTGAACCTCACTTATTTTACCATCCTCAACAAACTTGTTAAGTTCAGCTCTTGAATAATTTCGTATCGGTTTGGCTTCCTCTTGCTCATTCGCTTTCGGTGCTAACGACAAATTTCCATTATTCTGTGAATTCCATGCGATTTGGGCTTTAAGGGCCTCATTCTCAGTCGCTAATGAATTCTTTTTATCATTAACAGTTTTAAATCTATCGTAAGGAACTGCGTTGCCGGACTGGGCATTTTCGGAATTTGCCTGATGAGCATCATCCTTGTTGGATACGTCCATGGATTATCTCCAGTATGTCATGACAAAAAGGGGTCAGGGGCCCTGACTGTGGTGAAATCAGTCTATACACCATAAAAAAAAGGCCTGACGCAACTAGTGCATCAGGACCTTTGTTCGGTTACCCGTTGGGTGAATTGTATCAACCAAATATTAAAAGCGCAAGCCCTATCTTTTTTCTGTATCCAATTTGACCTCAGAAGTGGTCTTTACCACCATGGGCACTCCGTCTCTAAAGTGGACGGTAATGTTGCCCGTAAGCTGGGACTGCGCGGCCTCTATGTAGGCATTAACGATAGGGACTGGCAATCTTTTTTGGACCAATGTAAAAACCTCAGACTGGGGCATCTGCCTTCTCCGTTTCTATAGACCCAAGCCGCTCCAGCAAACCTCTGGCCCCTTCTCCGGCTTTAATAATGTCATTGGGAAGCTCAGAAATTTCTTTCAGGACGGCAACCCTCTCCTGACTAAGAGCATGGCTGACTTTCGCCTGCATCATAATCTGATTATCCACAATGCTGGGATCAAGCAAGATGTTAGAATAATAATTCATGGCCATACTCGCCTGCTCTGAAGCCGCGGAAATAAAGCTCAGGAATAAATCCCAGTCCGGGTTGCCCGTAAGGTCTGCCATGTTGACCGCTTGGCGAGCAGTTGTCTCAGCCGCCACCCTGCGCTTCTCAATCAAAGGAGCCCGCTTCTTGGCTACGCTTGTTAGGTAGTCTTTTTTATCACTCATTGGGGATTTCCACTTCCATTACCGTTTGCTCCGGGCAATGTTTGGTCTGCCAATTGTCCGGGCTGAAGATTTGTAGGCATTGCGGTTGGGTCAGGCTGTCCTCCTTGAGGAGGAGCTCCGGGTGATCCTGCCGCTGGAGAATTATTATTTGCTCCTGCCGCGGCTTGTTGTTGCGCCCGTTGCTGGTCAGCCTGAGCTCTCTGAGCCAGCCCTTCCATATAAGGTTTAAGAAGTGTGTTGACGGCATTTGGATCGAGGTGGCCAAAGTCATCAGTCGCAATAATTTCCTGAAGTTTTTGCAACTGCTCTGCCGCTCCTCCGGGCTCCAATGGAACTCCGTAAGGTTTCTGTCCCTGCATAACAGACATCAATACATCTTCCGCAGAAATTTTAGGAAGAGTGCTGTTAGGTCCGGGAGGGGTTAAATACTGATCTGGGTCTTGGCCAATAATTTTACCCCAATCGCGTTGAAGTCTATAAATACCGTCAGCATCAATGATACCCAATTGAAGGTTGATGTCCGAGATATAGGTTGCCATCATCCGATCCATGGCATTCTGAAGGGCCTGACGAGAAGTATTAAAAGCATTCGCATCGAAATCAAAGATGAAATTACCCCTGATCTCTCCTCTGGTTTTAACTTCAATATAAGGATCGTCATCACCAGACTTGGTTTTAGAAAGTAAAATAGCCTTGTTCTTGGGCAAAAAGATTTCATTCATCTCATGAACAAAGGAATATATATCCCTCAGACCCATGTAGAAGCGTCTCAGGATGCGCTCAGGGCGAGCTTCTCCGTTATTCTGCATCATTGCCATGCCTGTGACCGTTCTCAGAGCCGTGGCCCCACCGGGAGGCACTCTGCCGAGCTGTTGATCACCAATAAGAGTAAGTTTATCCTGCATATTGCTCAATAAACCGATAGTATTCTGCCCGAAAGTACCAGCTTGGCTGGCAATATTGGGGAATACAACGTCATTTTTAGGGTCCATGAGAGGATAACCTTCACCGGGAGCCAAGTTTATGACCTCTGGTTGCATGCCACCAGCCGCTCTATAGAAGAAAAATGGTGAATTTGTTATCGTTCCGGCATCTGTCATCTGATCGTAAGCAATTTTCATTGCATCATGTGTGCCTTCTGTCAGCTCTAATTGGCTAATGCCACCAATTCTGTCCTTAATAGGGATGAAACTGGCTGATGCCAACGGTCTTTTGGGCTTTTGAAGAGGATACATCTCTGTCATGAGCTTGGCTTTAGGGACCTTGTCCTTCATTTCCCTGATAACCCACCAGATAACATCTTCATCAAGGCCGTCACCATCAATATCATAACGGTCAAAAACAGTATAGCGGGTTAAAAGCTTGTGGCTCTCGGCTCCCTTGATTGGAGCTTTCTGCGTGCCATCCACACCATCGAATGTATCTTTGGCTTCTTCAGTCTCTTCGTGCCGGACCTCTGGGGCGGCAACCTTCAGGGCCTTAATATCATCATCCGTAATACCATCATACCAGCCCGATGCTTTCATTTTAGTAATCTCATCCACAGTGGGTCTGTCGATTAGAATAACAGCCTGCGCTCCTTTAGGATTAGAGGGAGACGGTGGCTGTAGGCTTGCCGCTCTGGGTGGAAATAACACTTCTTCCCAATCTTTAACGATTGGAACGGGGCCATCGAACACAACGCTATATTCGTTAATAACCATTTCAACTTCATCATCGTCACCTGTAAAGAAAGCAACCTCTTTCCGGCTTCCATCCTCGAAGTGAATTTTCCAATCCCAAAAATCAGGACTTGGAATTATTTCCTGAGGAACGACTTTTTGAAAAGCTTGTTGAACGATTGCAGAAAAATATTGCTGGGCATCTGCCTCTTTAGGCATAGGAGGGAATTTTATTACGTCTGTTGTTTTGGCACTTTCTTTTACCCATGGGATAAAGGTGACAAAGTGGCCGTCATTGGTAAAACAATCCGAGAGATCGGAAACCATTTTCTCGCCCTCAAGATCAACAAAAAGCTGGTGATCAATAACGCGATCAACCTTCTCTGCCTTCTCGCTTGATTTACTATCTGTCGCTCTGGCCGTTACCGGGGGCCTCGCGGACATCACAGCATTGTGAAGAGTATCTTGAACCCTGAGAGACTGCGTGGTCATATCTGGAAGCTTAATATCAGAGCTGTCCGGGAAGGGCCAATCCTTGCCCTCAACCCACTGCCTGAATTTTGCCAGTCTCTGAAGACGATCATCCTTTTCGATGTCGCGATCCTGATCCCAACGATCAGCGAACTTTATAATACGATTATAAATTTCTTTCTGGTCAAACTTTAAGGAGTTTTTCCGGGCCCGTCTGACCCGTACCCCATCAATGACTTCCTTTTGCTTTTTCTCTTTGGGCACGATCCGAGGTCCTTTCTATAACGAAAACGCCCACAGGCCTATTGGCTACATGGGATAACATATTTTTTCTGTGTTGAGCGAGTTGCCCTGCACTCTTCGGGTTTACCACAACTGCGGCAGAGGCAATCTTTTCTTCATCGGCAAAAGCCGTCAAGACATTATCCCATATTTTACCCAAATTGTCACGAGCGTCATCAATATGGTCTTCATGGATGTTAACCCGGGTGATTGATCCGCTCATCAACATCAGGTGTAAATCAAAGCTCACTGGCAAATAAGTGCCAACCTTTTGGGGCCTGCCTTCATAGATATGGCCGCTCAGGAACCTTGTGTGAATTTCGTGGGTCTGCTTGCCTGATAAGGCACAGTGACCCGGGATATTTGTGTCTGCCCAAGTCATTTTTTTCTCTCAATCTTAACTTCTGGGGCATCGGGGAGTTTAAAATCTTCCTTTGCATAAGCCTTCTGGATTTTTTTAAGCCCAACATGGAAGGTCTTGGACACCTTATCATGAAGTTCGTCAACAGACTTCAAATAATCCTTGGCCCTTGGTAAACATTTCTCACAGTAAATAGCCGGGATTACATGCCCAACTGCCGTAAAATCTGCCATTGTATCCGCCTGTTCACCACAGC